AACCGACGCAAACAGCCGTTTTCACCATCTTCACTTACTTCAATCCAAACTTCTCTGTTGGAGAAACGCTGGATGATCTTTTTGTGAAGTTCACCTGCAATCATCTCGCAGGATTTGTAGTTCAGTTCAAGTGTACCACCTGAGTACAGTTCTTCAAGCCACCGCTTGAACTGAATAAATTCCACATCGCGGTCATCATGAAATACCTCAAGATAAACCTTAAACCAAAAAATATGACGATGCGGATGTGCAAGAAAGCTTACATCATATTGGTCGCCTGACGCTAATTTTGGATCGTTAGCTGCTGCCGGATAACAATGGATACCTTCCTTGCGGAAGGTAACCCAGATCATGTCATGTGAGGACATGTATTTTCTTTCCTGTTACAGGGTTAGTCGATGTAGTTATTGGCCTTGAGATATACCCACATTTTCCAGTCAATTGCCTGCATAAACTTGAGTACATTGTCCATCTTTGCATTTAGTGCTGCAATATCATCACCACCGGCGGTTGCTACTGCTGCTTCGTCATCGGACTTCTTAGGCAGTGGCCTACGAATACCTGGCTTGAGATTACCAACTTGAATATCGTCACTCATTGAAATTTCCTTTATGGTTAGAGTTAAATGGGCTTGTCGTTCTTGTAGTCATCCCAGGATGTAAAATTGTTGGTATCCATAAGATCATGCAGTCGCCAACACCATACACCTGGATTACTTGCATCAAAATCACTATCGTCGATCTTGATGGTAGTATTGTAGTTAAGCAATTCCAAGTATGGAAGCTTTACCGAAATCATTGGAATAAATTTACGTTCACTTGTAAGTGAGCCTTCAAGCAGTCCTGGAACTTGATCAGTAGTAAGATCCAGCGTTGCCCAGTAACCGGCGTCAATGGTATTGCGAATCATCTCTTCCCAATTGCGCCAGCCTGTGTAATCCATTGAACCAATATTAAAGCTCATGTTAGCGCCAAAGTAAACATGCTCACAGTTATTAAGCCTTGCCTCCTCAATAACTTCGTCTGAACCTAGTAACCCAACAACAAACAAGGTTCTCTTGCCATAAGCTGGACTACGTTCAACTTCAGTACCTACAAACATCTCAACTGAACCATCATATCCATTATAGTTTCGGTGAATAGTCATTTATGCCTCCGCCTTTACCATGTGTTCAAGTTCAACCAAACGATCATCATCTGGATCATCAAAGTCTCCAGCTTCTGCACCGTCAACAATTAGTTCATCATTGCCCGAGTCAAAAATGTCATGCACAGCTTCAGCACCACTCTTGCGAGTCTTACGGCCTGAAAACTCTGACAACAACGAAGCACATTGATCCAACAGCTTCATTGGCTCTTGACTCTGAAACACTTGATGAACTAGTTCCATAATGTATAATACATTACGTGGCACCCATAAGTCAAGCTGTCCTTCCTGGGTTTTTTGCCGAGTCTTTCGCCAAACTGTAGGATCTGGCCTATGCAATTTCCATGCTACATCAGCCAATGCATTGGCACGCTGAACCGACTCAATATGCTGATAAACATTATGAGACATGATCATGCTATAGCTAAAGGTATCCCAACTGGTTCGTGAAACCTTGCCAGTTTTGTTAGCCTGTCCTGGTTGGTAGTGACAAATGTCACCCATAGTGATGCGCTCACCGATAGGACTGTTCCAAGGCCAAGGAATAGTTGAACCGCTTAGTTCACGGTTGTCAACACACTTTTCCATTACATAGGTAAAGCGGTCATTGCTGTGAACATGCTGCGTATAGCTTAGCCCATATGCGGTTGCCACAAACGGACTAGCGCAGTCAAAGGTAACCATGATGTTGGGATTGACTGTTTCTCTTAGGGCTCGCTGAACCGCAGTTAAAAATACTGCAAACTCAAGGCGACTGGTTCCCAGCACATGGATCACATCTCTACCTGGCTCAAGCAGCTTTTCATCACGCATTTGAATTAGTCGACGCAGCAGTAGATGTGCATCCTGCATGTTATTACCGCCCATTGCCCAGCCTTCAAAGGGAAAGTGCTTGACATGTTCGTACCAGATGTCTGCTTCTTGGTTGTTGCTACCCTGCAGAACATTTAAGAACTTGGTCTTGTGCTGTCGGTTTGCCAAGAACCAAGCATTGTTGTAAAGCGTTCCATCCAAGCATTGCTGAAAGCTTTTTAGGCCGGTGCGCTCGTTAAGCGGAGGTCTTGCTGCCCAGGTAGGAATATCCAATACCATACTGTAGTCAGCAGTATGTTCAAGCCAATTGAGAATTTGACCACGAGTACGATCAGCTGAGCCACGATAGCCTGGATCGCCTGGCTTTTCCATAAAGTTTTCCCAGTCAAACTTGAGAATACCCTTGGCAATCTGAAACCCACCGCTATCACCAAGAATAAAAGTACTCTTGCGATCACGCTGCTGAATCATGCGTTCTTCAACATCACTTTTTGCAGTATCTAATTGAGCATGACCAGCACTGTATAGTGCATAAGGATAGTAATAGTATGCAGCTTCCTTGTTGAGAAAGTTCATACCTTCAACACCAGATTCAAACTCACGCGGAACACGGTCAGCTGGAATTGATCCAGGATTATTTTGTTCCTTACTGATGATCGTATTATAAAATCCAGAGATGCTGGGCAAAAACACAGCATAGTCTTGATTACGAGACCAAAGGTCTACTTTAGTTTTCTTGCTGGCTGTCATGATCTTTTTCAATTACTGATTTGTGCAAAATAGCATCTGATAACTCAATACGGTCACCTTGTTCAGGTTCTCGCGTAAATCGACGTAGATAGATGTAAACACTATGCCGAGTAGACAGTTCGTCAGAGCAGCGATTTACAGTTTCAATCGCTGCCTTTAGCTGATCAACAAGCTTTTTGATTGAGCTCATATCAGGCCTGAGACATGATCAAGTATTCATATGCAATAATACCTGAATCAAACTCAACTCGCGCAACCTTTTCACTGATACTGACAGTTGGCGTACCCTGACTTGCAGTCTTGAGTGCAAGAATCAACGGCTGAATTGGCAACACAACCGGACGCTTGAGAGTCTGTGTTGTATCAGCAAACACAAACTTACCACTGTGGCCACCACCTGCGGTACCACCGAGTGCAAAAACCAACTTGCTATTTTCTGTTGTAGCAACAAGATTTGGATCAATGTTTGCATAAAGTCCAGCGCGAACAGCCAATTCGCTGATCTTGTTTGCGGCAGGCTGTACACTTACATCCCAGCTTGTGCCTTTAAAATTGCGAGTTTTGGTCTTCATCAAGTTAGTTGGGGTCAAACGATAATGGTCGGCGCCACCACCGTTGTTGGTAAACGCAAAGCGATCGGTTTCGTTCTTTGAGTTTGTACCAACACCAACAGACGATTCTGCATCCTTGTAGAGATTTGTTAGACCTACAAAGAAACCAAGATTCAACATACCAAACTTTTCTGGCAGTTCCTTAACTACGTTTGAAGTAGTAGCAAGAACTGTAATCGTATTATCTTCTGGATAGGCAGTAAACTTTGTCTTTGCTGAATCTGTTTCAACAAGGATTTCTTCAAACGTACCCAAAGAAGCAATGTTCTTTGCTACGTCCAACACAATATCTTTTAGCATTTAAGGCTCCAACTATTAGATGATTATAATACAAATACAGGACGTTGTCAACAACTTAATTGAAAAGATCATCAACAAAGCCTCTGTCTTTACTTAGATTTAGATTCCAGTCAAGTACACCCAAAAGGTTTTCAATCTTGGAATCAATAATGGTTTCTTCCATTGCTTCGTGATCAAAGGGCATTTCCTTAAACCAATCAGGTAAATTAAGTTCATCGATGGGATAAGCAATAGAAGTCAGCTGCAAGGGATTTGATTTCAGCTTGCAAACAATAACCTTTTGTCCGTCGGTAATATCCATACTGCGACGGTCGCTAAACGCTTCCTTAAGTCGGTTCCAGTTGATTGCAGCCATAGCATGACCAATACCACATTTGCCGGTTTTCTTATATGCAGCAGTATGTTTGGTTAGGTTATTAACACGCTTAGGAGTGCCTTTTTCCCAACCAGGGCGAGATTTGAATTCATCACGGAAACGCTTGACACGCGACATAATAGTGTGTTCGTCTTTGCCTTCCAGTGTCATACGCAGCACTTCTTCAAGGAATCGTTGCATAAACTCTGGAGTGTCAGCACGCTTGAGATCAAGGCCCATAGCTTTAAGCTCGCCAGTAGAACCTTCCTTGTCCTTGCGCTTGCCTTCCTTATCATAGATAAGCACAGCATAACGCTTTTTGGTCATATAGATGCCTTTGGTGGCAACCACTTCGCGACCAGCTTTGATGATTTCGCCTTGTGATCTTGGACAGTTAAAAGCTTCACTCATAAACGCTGGAAATGTTTCATTGACCTGTTCACTGACAGTATCATAAATTTCAATTACACGTTCATGATTCCAGTCAACTGCACCTGACTCAATCTTGTCCTTAAACAGCGGATATGCACTAAAGTAAACCGAGTCTGTATCACCATAGATAATTGCGTCGCCGGTGTGATTCTTAACACCTGTGAACATTTCATTAACAGCGCCGGCCATATGACGTGCAATCAATCGTCCACATAGTGTAGTTGATTGTCCAAGCCGCTGATCAAAGAATCTTGAGCCTGCGTTTAGCAACGCACCATATGCTGAGTTTAGGTTAATCTTTTTAACCAGCTGACGCTTGTCCCAAAACTCAAAGTCTTTAGGATCTGTGGCAGATTTGGCTTTCTTCTGTAGTTCTTTACGTTCAGCATACCAGCGTTCAAGTAGCCCAGGAATAATACCTTTGGTATCATATTTGAAGATAGTGCCGTTACCACTGATCATCAATGGTTGACCACTGTGAAATATCATGTCGTATATTTCGGCGCTGCTAAGCACAGAAGTTTGTCCGTCACTCCAGTCAACAGTTTCTTCCTGTCCAACGTCGCGTGACATTATACTTTCATATTCAACACAGGCAAACTTGCCTTCCCAATATTCTGCAATGCCTTTGCCAGCATCCAGATATTCTTGAATACCTGCAAGTGTTCGTGTTTGCCTGACCTGTCCTACAATAGTTTCTGGACTCATATTAAGTGCGCGAATAACACTGGGATACAGACTGTTGATGTCCATACTGCCAATCCATTCATGCATACCTGTCTTAGGTACTGCAACATACGCACCTGCGGCTGCATTATCAATACTGCTACCACGCTGAGGACGGTCCGGAACAACCATACCAAGGTCATGTGCTTCGTTGATCAGTGCTTGGTCAGTAACTGCCACAGCACCCAGCGTAGCACGAAGTCCTACTGTATTGGCATGTGCAATAAGATTTGTAAGATCAATAAACTGTAGCTTGGCATCAAGCTTTTTTAGCAGTACAACGTCTTGCCTGTTATAGGCAATAAACTTTTCATAGTCATTGTTGTAAAGCTGATCCAGTGTGCCTTCGTAGGGTATTTTCTTTTCGCCAATTTCATATTCACCAATTGCATCCAGTCGATAGGTATGCATTTCGTGATAATTGTACTTGCGATACAGTTCAAGATAGTCCAAATGTACACGGCCAATGGTATCAAAGGTCTCCAGTGTCTTGCCGTATTTTTCAAATTCTCTACGGCGAGGAAACTGATTCCACAAGCACATTCTGCGAGTATGTTCTTTGCCCAATATGCGTGTGATGCGATTGACCATGTAGGGCATATCATAGCCCTCACTGTTCCAACCGCTTAGGATATCTGCATCAGCTACAAGATCCAGCCACATATCCAGCAGATGGTCTTCGGTTTCGCATAGGATAGTATCTTCAAACCTGCTGACAATATCCTGTGCTTGTTCTGTGGACATAGCATCAGGTTTAACAGTCAGTGTTACTGTACGATCAAGCCAGCCTAGATGTGTAGTAACTGCGGTAACCATGTTAAATGGATCACTGGGATCAGAAAAGCCTTTAACACGATCATAAGCAACTTCAATGTCAAAGAATGCAACATTCAGTTCTGGTGCTTCTTGACCTTTGTAGTTTTCTTCCAAGCAGCGATTCAGTGGCTTGTAATCGCTTTCGCAAAGTCGGCGAGTATGAATACGTCGTTCTTTGTCAAAGGCCTTGCTGCTTGATACCAGTACTCTGGTTACACGATTGCCGGCAATGTCCTGATACTTGCCCTTGCTGTCAGGATAGTAAAACACATACCTAGCAGGGTATTCGCGTAGCTGTCGTTGGCCATTAACACGTTCTACTACATGAACGATTTCTTTGTTGGTGTTGTGATAAGCATCAATAAACATTAATATAACTTTTTTGTTACGGCTTGTTCAATTTCTTCTTGCGAAACGTCTGTAGCAAGTTCTGTAATTATATTAGTAACAATTGATTTAATATCCTGAAGACTATACACAGAGTTATGGATCTCAAGAAAACCAGCCATTTGTGCTGGGGCATAGGCTTCAGGCCCCCAACCAAATACACTGTATAGAGTACCGCGGTAGGATCTGTTTTCTTTGATAGCCTGACAGTAGCGACGCATTACTGCACAAAAAACCCAGAGTTGATCTTCAGGGCTCAGTGAGTTCCAAAATGACTCACTGAGACTTTCTTCGTGTGCAAGAGATTCTTCGAGCTGCTTTCCAAACTCGTAGATGCTATTGCTAACAGCCGGCGATTGGTCGTCAGATTTGTCTGACATTAGGACTTGTTGTTGGTAACCAACAAGATTTCTTCAACAGCATCAAGGTCAGCCTGATCCTTGTCAAAGTCGCCCTTGAATGCTTTAGTAATAGCCTTGTTTAGAACCGCAGGCTTAACGTCCATTTCCTCTGCAACAGCAGCAACGGTTTCCTTAAGTCCAGCATTGAGATCATCAATCTCACGCTTGACCTGGACACCTTCCTGAATAATCTTCTTAAGCTTGGCAATCTGTTCGGCAGTAAACGACATATAAGTCTCCTTTTGAAATATACCTGTGATTGTATTCTATGCTGGCTCGCTACAAAAGTCAACGGTATATGTTGTTAATTAAAATCTAACTTGTCCGTTTTCTTGGATTACCATAATGAATGACCCTAATGCCTGGCAAGTCAGGTAAACTGCGCCAAGGATCAACTATAATACTGCCTGCAGGAATATCATAATAAAATTTGTTTTCGTCAACGTCAACACCAGTACCAGTGTAGGTAATCTTAGCATTGTGCGCCATTAACACTACAGCACGGAACGGTTCGTCAATCTGATCACCAGTTAGTGGATCAGCATAGTGTAGTTCAACACTGGCCTGCTCAACATAGTAGCCAACCAGTTCGCTATAGCTGCCAATGGTATAAGGCACATAAGGTTTATAAGCACGACCATGTATTACCACTGGCATATTATGCTGCTTGGCAAGATCTACAAGTCGTTGTGCCAAACGTCGCGCCTGCTGATCTCTGCTGTGCATAATAGTATGAAATAGATCATAACCAAGATCAAGCTCGTTTGCTAGCCAGCGTAGTGCAATAATATCTCTAGGATGGCAAGCACCAGCATCACCCATACCTGCTGTTAGATATCTTGGACCAGTAATACGCTGCGTGGCACGCTTTAGTGCATCAGTAACAACATCAACATTGATATTGCCATTGGCTTCGGCAACATCCTGAATCATGTTTACCAGGCCAATTTTGACACTGATAAATGTATTGTAGAAGATCTTGATTGCTTCGGCTTCATCCCAAGTACCAATATTGATCACAGGATCGTTTTCCATAATAGGCTTGTAAAAATCAATTAGTAATTGTGCGTCGCCGGTTGCGCTACCATCTTGTGTGCCAATGATCAAACACTCAGGATTGACCATGTCCCAGGCTACGCTGCCCATTGCAATCAAATAAGGATTGTAGATAAAGCGAGCGTTAGTGATCAATGGTTCAAGATGTTGTCTTGCAGTACCTGGTAATACGGTGCTGATCAACACTACCAATTGATCTTTGCTAACGTGCGGATTAATGTCTTTGAGTACCTGCTGCACAATACTATAGTCAAAGTTTTTTGGCGGTAAGTTGGTAATTGGTTTGCTGCCACCGTACTCTGGATCATGCGGTGTAGGTACAGCTACAAATATTAAATCGCGACCTTCAACA